GCGGCTGCCTGCAAGTGAAGCTTCATTCTTTATATTACTATTATCGTCACCTTTCGCATTTAACTGAGTTGAACTCATTATAAATACATTAAGCTCAACCGCTAAATCTTTCAAAGCGGTTGAGAAGTTCAATAATACTTCATCATTTCTAAGATTAAATCCCTTAAACTCATTTAATAATGAAGGACTAATATGAATATAATCATAAAATACATATTCAATATCGTGCAACATTACATTTTCACGAATAATTGTCTTTACAAGTTCAATAGTTGGATTCGGCATACGGACAATGTGCATATTATCTTGATACTGTTCCATTACCCATAATGCCTGTTTTATAATTCTTACTTCTTTTTCTGTGAAACCGCCATATCTAAACTTAGTTTCATTAAATCCTGTCAGATAAGCGAGAACCATTCTCTGAATTTCCTTGGCTGTCTGCTCTGTTGTGATAACAAGAGTGCGCTTATTATTTCCTTCTTGAACCCATTCACCTTTCACATCATCATATCTAAAAGGGAACGCAAGATAACAAGCATCACCAACCGCTTGACGAGTTTTACCCGTACCAGAACCAGCAGACCTTAATACAAAAATTCCCTTTCTCGCACCGGCGCATATCTCATTAAAAATTTCACCTTGAAGGGGAGTACCAATATCTGCTCTTTCATTCGCACTATCAATAATAGATTGAATGTCATCAAATACATTTATGGTTTCAGTTGTATCATTCTGAATGAAGTCGCGCTCGATACTTAAAAGTTTTTTCTTAATCCCGTCAATAATATCAGATATTTCAAGAGTTTCAAATCTCTCATTTACTTCTAATGCTTTCTGACTTAAAGCATCTTCGATATAAAATTCACTTATATCAATTCCTTTATCTTTAAAAGACTGAAGAAGATTAAACTTCTTTAACTTTTTATAATAATATGGAAAGTTCTCTTCTGCTGTGAGATAATCCGCATCCTGGAGATATTCAATTCCTTTCTGCTGCTTAAAAACAACTGACGCACTTTCATTTGTTCTCAAATAATTCTCTACATCAATCGGTTGGATGCGAGTCGCGCCATTACGATACAAACTATCAATCGCTACGAAGATATACTTATCGAGTTTATAATAAAAATCATCAGGAGTAAGATTATATTTATCTGTCTCACTTAAATATTGAGGGTGCTTCATTAACGCACCAAAGATTTGAAGGATTGTGCTTTTTTCAACCATTCTTATTCTCCTTCAATATTATCTAAAGAATACTTCGTTTTAGGCTTATTTTGTTTTGTCCTTTGAATATACTGTACAGGGCGCGCCTCCCTTTGTCTAATCTGTTCAACGATTGCATCAAGAGTGCCGGCTTTCTTATTCTCTAAATCTACCCAATATTGCGCCGAGTCATTATATACACTTAATACGATACCAATTCCGCCCTGTGCTTTCTCAGGACTTCCTTTTAATACATCATAATAATAACGAACAGCAAAATAAATTCCCTTTGGAGTCATCTTCTTTTCTGGCTTTGTAAAATTCTTCCATTGGCTATCCAACTTTGTAAAGTTTATCGTCATTTTTATATCACGATAAAGATAATCAACTAATGATTCGCGCCAGAACTCTTCGTCAGTTACATTAGAAGTTACGGTTTGCTTTGCCTTAACCCATTCATTATAACAAGAAGAGTGGTAGTAACTGCGTTGTCCAACAAGAATCCAATTTTCTTTTGGAAGTTTGTCTCTATCGAACTGTTCTTTACATAAACGGCATTTTACTACGTGTGACATATTTTCCCCTTTCAGATTTTTTCCTACTTATATTATACACAAAATTTCTAAAAAAGTCAAATTTAATAGAGGAGTATAGAATTACTCCATACTCCCCTACCATATATGTAAACCGCCGCGACTGACGGATAAATTACATCTCGCGCATTTCTGCAACGACTAATGCTAACAAGTCTACTTGGTCTTCTGTAAACTCTGAAAGCTTCATCTTATGTCCCATCGTCATTTCGACTTTCTTTAAGATAGTATTGGCGACCTCTTCATTAGCGTCATCGCCAGTTCCTACCAATTTAATCCATAATTCTTTAGCTTCCTTCTGTAAGTCACTAAAGCTAACCTTTTCTTCGGTAGTTCTCTCAATCTTATCAACTACTGTCGCGCCATTAGCTTCCTCAGCCTCGATTGCTCGAGCGAGCGCATCAACGAACTCCTGATATCCAAATCTAATCTTTGGTTCAAGATATCTAAAACGACTACCAGCCTGAACTGTTTGAGTCGCGCGCGTCTGAATCCAACGCTCACTCTCACCATTCTCATTCCAAGTTTGAGTGATAACACCAATAATATCTACAAGACCATTAACAATCTTCAAGCATCTATTATTGAGGTCAGGTTTAGAACCAATTATATTTCCGTTATCATCAGAACTTTCTTTAAGATGGCAGGTCATAATCAAACCATATCCAAGCATAGTAATTTTACGAAGTGAGTTCTCGAACTCCTTTGAAAGCGCGGAGTAACCACCGCCATACGGAATCTCGCCAATTTTCTGTACGCCATTTTGAGCGCAAATATATTTTTCACAAATATCATAAGCGATACCAATAGTATCAATACAGATAGTAGCGAACTTAGCCTTTACTTCAGGCTTTTCTAACTGACGTAAAACAAGCTTAAAGTCACTCCATTTTTCAATCGGCTGAACCATAGCGCCAGGACGAGCATTAGTACCCATCTCAAATGCAAGAATCAATGCATCGGGCGCCATAGTACAGAATTCTGTTTTACCGATTTTAGGTTGACCCGCAAGGAGAATATACTTCTCCCTGAGGTCTTTAGAAATGACACTAGGCTGAAGGCTTAATAAATCTATCGCCATGAGTCATTCCTCCTATCAGAAACCGAGGTCTTTCTTACCCTTTGTAGAGTTCTGAGCCGGAGTCTGCTTAGCCGTAGACTTAGCACCGCTCTTCAATGCTTCGAGTCTATCCTTACGAGCAGCCATACCCTTCTTGATGTCATCTACTTCAAAAGCATAATCGCCATCGAGAGGAGCCTGAGAACCACCAGTGATGATAAACTCACTAGTATTGATAGTACGAACTGACTCCTGTGCCTCACCGAAGTCTACTTCCTGCTTTACAGTTTCTGTGCGTGAAGTGAAGTTCAAACGACCGCTTGCCTTATAGCAGTTACCTGCCTCCCAATACTGCTCGATAGCATCGATAACGCTCTTTGATGTAGCATAGAGTGTAACTACGTCTACGTTCATCGCATCAGCAGTGGGCGCTGTGTACTGAGGTACAATTACCTCAACAGCGAGCTTAGTGGGATCTACTTCAACACCTTCACTATCTACAACACGGTCATACTTTGATACCATGAACTCAATGTTAAAAGTTGCCTGAGGCTTGAACTCACCTACTGCGTGAGCTACGAATGATGCTGTAACACGAGGATAACTTACGATGTTACCATTCTGTCCAACAAACTCATTCATCTTAATCTGACCGTTTGTGATACGAATTTTATCTGCGACTGACTTATCACCAGTTGCTGCAATAGACTTAAACTCCTTCATAACTGTCTCAATAGACTCATAAGAAGGGTTAATCTTACCTGTCTTTGTATACTTAGTAGAGAACATATGAACCGGGATTTCAAGGTGAACTTCCTCACCATTAACTACCTGGTCTACGAGAACCTTAATGGAACCACCAATAGTCTCTACGTCAGCGCCATTCTTCTGAAAAGAACCATACTTCAAATCAATTTCTGAAAGAATACCCTCAATCTTTACTTTGTTTTCTGCTTGTCTGAACATAATTTTCTCCTTAGTTTTTTCTTAATAGTTTTTTTCTTGATTTGCTGTAAAAGGGTATTAGCATAGAGCTAATACCCATTTTACTATCAAATTGAGTAGATAAAATTACTCAGCGTCGTCCTCGGGCTGAACAAAGTTCTGTCCATCTTCAGTAAGGGAAACGATAGTAATCTTATGACCATCCTCAGTCTTACCACCATCCTCACGAACTGCGAGACCATTCTTTACAAGAGAGTTAACGCATCCTGTAACTGAAGCAATCTTCTCGAGTCCAAGACCTTCCTGAATTTCAGAAGTCTTAACTGAACCGCCGTTCTCCTTGATGTACTC